GGAGCCCGTGGACCGCGAGCGCGCTCAAGCAAATAGCACAGGATTTAACAGCAATGGCTACCGTTACCCCCGCGACCACCATCGTCAACATCCGTGGCATGAGTGTCCCGCGTCTCACATGGGCCGGCATCGTTACCGGCGACACCGCCGAGCCCTACGGCATCACGGCGCAGGCGGCGATTGCCGGGTCCATCCAGATCGGCGGTACTTTCGGTGGCACTACCGTCACCCTGCAGGGTTCTAACGACGGTACGACGTACTTCGGCCTGAAGGACGTTGCCGGGAACGCCATCACTGCCACGGCAGCTGCCTATTTTGAGTTCACTACGGCGGCGCTCTACATCAGGCCAGCGCTGACCAGCGGATCGGCCAACGCTGTCGATATCACTGTTCTGCTGCGAGGCTGATCATGGCGCTCGCGCTAAGTATCATCATGCGCAGGCTTCGTCTTGGGGGTACCGCTACCCCCGTGACTGCGCCTACTCTCGATTTCAGCAAAAGCGCGAACTCACAGCTTTTGCTGGTCAGTATTGGAGGTCTTTAAGTGGCTACGATTCAAGTTCTCGACGCGACCAGCACGCCCCAGACGGCGGCACTGGTAACCAATACCGGCCAGACCACGGCGGCGAACAGCCTCCCGGTAGTTTTGGCAAGCGACTCGTCTCCGCTTGTTATTTCTGGATACGACGCGACGTATGAGAAACTGCTGGTAGGCACTTCCCGCGAGAAGTTCTTCGACAACTTCCCCAGCTTCAACACCGCGACGGTGTGGGACTTGGTCCAGAGCGGAACGGGGATGACCGCTCCGACTGTAGCCGGAGGCGTGGCGGTTGGCGCAGCCCCATACATCACAATGTCCTCCGGTACCTCGGCGGGCGAGCGGATGGTTTACCGCAGCCAGCAGACGTTCTCGGCACCGCTTGACCTTCGCGTGCAGATTAGCGCGAGCCAGCGCATTGCCAACAACACGTTCCGTATCGGGTTCCTTGAGGTTAACGACGCGGGTGGCCTTGTCACCAGCACCGACTTCACGACGGCTGCTGAAGTGCTTAACGCCCGTAACGCGGTGATGCTGGAACTGTCAGGCACCGTTGCTACCACCGGAGCCTTGCGTCTTCGTGCGGCAGGTTCGACGCTGGATAACATTGCCGCTGCCTACGGCACGGGATTTACGACCGTTGCCACGGGCACAGGCCCCCACTTCCTCTCCGCCACTACATACGGCCTTGTCTTTGAGCGGGATCGTGTCAATACCCGCGCTTGGGGCCAGAACCTCATGACCAACACGGGTGGACAGTTTGTTTCTGATCGTGTGATGCCGGACCCCAACAAGAAGTACAAACTGTATTTCATGGTGGAGAACGGAGCCACTGCCCCGGCTTCCTCGACCGACTGGCGCATCCACCTTGTCAACATGCTGGACGCCACCCGCTTTGACGTTTCCCCCCGAAACCCGGGTACGACGGACCAGTCCAAAGCGTTCCCGGTTGTTGCGACCATTCTAGCGGGCACCGTCACTACCGTTTCAACGGTGACAGCGGTGACCACGGCAGGCACACCCCTTGCTCCGGCTACCCCGTACTTTGTGAACTCGCTGGCAACGACCAACGGCGCACTTATTCTGACGGGTACTAGCGGCCTACAGGCGTTCTTTGCAACCAACACGGGAGCCACGGTTGCGTTTGTCAAACTGTACAACAAGGCCACTGCGCCTACAGTAGGCACGGACGTTCCGGAGATGATTATCACCGTTGCGGCTGCGGTATCGGGAGTTCCCGGCACTGCTTCCGTCCCGACCGGATTCAACGCTTTCCGCTTCCCTCTGGGGCTTGGCATTGCGATTACGGGCGCGGTCGGCGATACCGACACGACGGCGGTCGCGGCGGGTCAGGTCAAAGTCAAACTCAGCCGCACGGTGTAATCATGGCTACCTACACTATCCTTGTCGATAACGCCCCGTACTACACGATTCGTGCGGCTTTTGACGACCACACGTTTGACCAGACGATAGTCTCTTCGCTCGTCGGTACGGAACTGACCGACTTTATTCAGGACTACGTTGACGAGTACGAAGCTGCGTGGCTGGCTCTGCCGGTCGAAGGCGCGCCCTGATGAAAGACCCGTTCTCCTTAATCAAGGCCGGGGTGTTTATCCTTGCGCTGGCCGCGTTCCTGTTCCTTGCTAAGGCGAATGCACAGATTAGAGTTAACGTGGGCGGCCCTGCGGTTACGCAGCCTGCCGGTGTGGTCTGGGCAGCGGACACGTTTAACCTCGGGCAACCAGAAGGGGGCGCTACTGTTTCTACGGTCAAGGGAACGGACTCCCCACAGGTCTTCAAGACCGCTCGTTGGTACGAAACGACTGCTACCTACGCCCTCACTGTTGAGGAAGGCAAGACCTACACCGTGCGGTTGCATAGCGCAGATACTTGGCCGAATACGCAAAGGGTAGGCGCTCGGGTTTGGTCTGCTTCTGTAAACGGGCAGGTCAGAGGGCCGATTGATGTCTTCGCCCGCGTGGGCGCGAACGCTGCCCATGTCGAGCAGTGGACGAACATCAAGCCCGTTGCTGGCAAGGTCAGTATTGTCCTGAGCAAAGGCGCTGCGGATAATCCGCTGATGTCTGCTATTGAGATCCTTCCTGAAACTGCGGCCACTACGGACCTCAAAGTCCAATGGGATCACTCCATCACCAATACAGACGGCACGCCTCTCGTTGGTCGAACGGGTTACCGCATTGAACTTTCAAGCTCTGAGGCAGGCCCATGGGTGACAGCGGCAACCGTGGCTACCAATTCCTCGACCCTGAAAGTCGGTTACGGAAAAAACTGTACTCGCGTCCTGACCTTGACCGCTACCGAAACGAGCGAGCCAAGCGCATCCGTGTGTGTGACGAAAGCACCACCGCCAAGTGTGCCAAAGGCTCCGGTGAATGTTGGCGCACAGTTCACGGGGTCAACTCTTGCGACTGGACCCATAACCGGGTCATTTGCCGGTTCTCAGCCTACTTGGCCGCTCTCCCATGGGAGCAAAGTTGGTAAGCTACTTGCAAGTGGTTACTCAGGGTAAGGCGCAATAGATCATGGCCGGACTTACATTTCTGCGAGTTGTCAACAACACGGAGCTTTCCCGCAAAGAGCAGGAAGCAACTGACCGTGCGTTGCAGGACCGCCAGAACCAGCCGGTTATCCTCGGCCTTGCCGCGTACCTGCGTGGATGCTGGGACGTTTCCCAGATGGCCAAGAAGCCTATTGAGTACAAGATGCTTCGCGCACTGCGGCAGCGCAGTGGAGAATACGAGGCTGACAAGCTCAAGCAGATTCGCATGCAGGGCGGGTCTGAAGTCTACATGATGATCACTGAGGTCAAGTGCCGTGCAGCCGAGAGTTGGCTGCGCGATATTCTGCTTGATTCAGGTACGCCTCCTTGGGATCTTGAAGCCACCCCGATTCCTGATCTGTCTCCTACCGAGAATACAGAGCTTCAGCAGCAGTTTGCGGAGCGCGTCCTCAAGATTGTTGAGGAGGTCGGTAAAGCTCCTGACCGTAAGGAGATGCAGGAGTTGCGCGAGATGGTTGCGCAGGAGTACCGGTTCAGCCTTCTGCGAACTGCACAGGCGCGTGCAGACCGGATGAAGGTCAAGATCCAAGACCAGTTTGTTCAGGGTGGCTGGGAAGCTGCCTTTGACGATTTCATCACTGACTTGGTTACATACCCCTGTGCGTTCATCAAAGGGCCGATTGTCCGTAGGCAGCGTGCTCTTGGATGGAAGACAACTCCGTCTGGACAGACAGTTGTAGAGCCCATTGAACGTCTCGGACCTGAGTTTGAGCGCGTTGATCCGTTCCGTATCTACCCGGAACCGGGCATCTCAAAGGTCAACGAAGGGTACCTTTTCGAGCACCATCGCCTATCTAGGATGGATCTCTCCGACATGATCGGTATCCCCGGGTACGACGACGATGCCATCCGGAAAGTGCTTGAGATCGGCAACGGACAGTCTTGGATCTCTGAAGACATTGAGCTGATCAAGAACGAAGAGGAACGCAAGTACTACTCGTACATGCGGCCCACTACCGAGTTCGATGCGCTTGAATTTTGGGGCAAGGTCAGCGGCAAGATGCTCATCGAATGGGGCATGACCGAGGAAGAAGTTCCCGATTCAGCCCGTGAGTACGACGCCAACGTATGGCTTGTCGGCAACATGGTCATCAAGGCTGTGCTGAACTATGACCCGCTGGGCGAGAAGCCCTATGCCAAGGCGTCGTTCATCAAGTGCCCCGGAGCTTTCTGGGGTAAGGGTATCCCGGAGATCATTGAGGATCTGCAGGGAGTCTGCAACGCTGCTGCTCGCGCCCTTGTCAACAACATGGGCATCTCGTCTGGCCCACAGGTTGAGGTCAACCTTGAGCGCATTCCGCCCAACGAGGACATCACCCAGCTTTCACCGTGGAAGATTTGGCAGGTAACGAACGACCCGCTTGGGTCCAGCGCTCCGGCAATTCGGTTCACGCAGCCTGATTCACGGGCGTCTGAACTTGTTGCCGTGTATGAGAAGTTCAGCCGCCTTGCTGACGATCACTCCGGTATCCCTGCATACGTCTACGGTGATCTTGATGTGAAAGGTGCGGGGCGTACTTCGTCCGGCCTCTCAATGCTCATGGGCGCTGCGGGCAAGGGTATCCGGCAGGTTGTCATGCACATCGACACCAGCATCATCAAGCCGGTCGTGGAGCGGCAGTTTGTCTACAACATGCGCTACGACGCTGATGAGTCGATCAAGGGTGACGTTGAGGTTGTCGCCAAGGGTGCCATCAATCTGGCAGTCAAGGAGACGGTCAACATTCGCCGCATTGAGTTCTTGAATGCGACGGCGAATCCCTTCGACATTGAAATTGTCGGTAAGTCTGGACGAGCGGCGCTTCTCCGCGAAGTCGCCAAGGGTCTCCAGATGCCCGTGGACGAGATCGTCCCGTCCGTCGAGAAGGTTGAATACCAAGGCAAGATGCAAGCTACGATGGCCGCTGCGGACCAGCAAATGCAACCGGGGCAACCCGCCCCTACTAACCCCGCAGGCGAGGCCAAGGGCGGAATGGAAGCCAATATGGTAATGAATCGCGGTAGTGGGAGGGCAGCATGATTAAGCCCGAGCCCAATATCGTGAAAGCAATGGCTGTGATGGTACGTCAGTACCCAGAGCTATTGGAGTGGCTTGAAGGTTGGAGACTCCATGAATTGGAGCAACTTCCAAGCGCAATCAGCGGTACGGCAGTGTTACAGGGGCGCTGCCAAGTACTGGGTGAACTATGCAAGTTCGCCAAAAATTCCCCTGCCCTAGCGGCAAAGCAATAACGCTCGCCGTCTAATCACGCACACCGATAAGGAGCGTTCACATGGCCCTTCCAGAGCAAATTCGTAAACAGACTGCGGCTGTACAGGAACTCTACAAGCAGCTTAACGGGGAGAATTCGGGCGAAACCGCCGACGCTTCTCCTGCGCCTGAAGTTGCTGCGAGCACTTCCTCGCCTGCCGACACGCCATCTGTTTCGGATGAAGCTGCTCCTTCCCCGGCAGTTGAGCAGAGAGTCGGGGATGATAAAGTCCCGGAAGAAACCGTCCTGCAGAAGTACAAGACTCTGCAGGGCATGTACAACGCTGAAGTTCCCCGACTGCACCAGCAGAATCGGGAAATGCAGCAGCGCATACAGCAGATGGAACAGTTGTTGTCGTCCGTCTCATCGCAGCAGCCCGCCGCTTCAAGTCCTGCCAAGCCGGTTGAGAAACTGGTGTCGGACAAGGATGTTGAGGAATACGGTGAGTCACTCGATGTGATGCGCAGGGTCAGTCGTGAGGAGCTTAACCCGCTCTTCTCCCGCCTTGCACAGATGGAGGACGTTCTCAGGCAGATGCACGCCAATGTGGTTCCGCAGGTTCAAGCGGTTGCCAAGCACCAGCAGCAGTCTGTCGAGCAGCGATTCTGGTCTGATCTGAGCGAAGCAGTGTCGAACTGGCGAGAGATCAACGACGATCAGGATTTCCAGTCTTGGTTGCTTGATGTTGATCCTCTGACGGGCATCACTCGTCAGACGTACTTGGAAGATGCCCAGCGAGCACTTGATGCCCGCCGGGTAGCGAATTTCTTCCGGACATGGCTTGAGAAATCTGGACAAGCCTCTGTTGCTCAACCCGTCGAGCGTGCTCCTCCCCCGGCTTCGTCTGAGTTGGAAAAGCAGGTTTCCCCCGGTCGCTCGCGTAGCGCCGGTACCGCGCAGTCCAGCAAAGGACGTATGTATACTCCTGCGGATATCGAGAAGTTCTTTAACGATGTTCGCGCTGGGAAGTACAAAGGCAGGGAGCAGGATCGCTCTCGCACTGAACGCGATATTTTCGCTGCACAGCGGGAAAATCGTATCCAATTCAATGCTTGATTAGAGGAA